CACACGATTATTTGGTAGAGCTACAATATTCCCTGTCCACTCACCTGCATCCAGAAGTTCAAGAACATGAGACTGCTTATGTTGAGCAGGGTCATCTCCTATTTCTGAATCTGTATAGTCAACAGTGAAATAATACTTTGCGGGGTATAACTCCCCATCAATCTTTGCTAACCAAGGACACGGTGTACATCGGTCCAAGACATAAACACTATGCGTTCTAGATGAACAATCCCACGGTTGAGCATCGTGAGTTGCCATCGGTGTAGGCCAATCATCTAATGGTGTATCGCCAACCAAGGCTGTAATAGGCATTCTAGCCCACATTGCACCGCCATGAACATTCGGTTCATCGGTGTCGTATGTTTCTGCACCCGTAAAAATTAACTGAAAGCTAAGACTTCTACATGGTATTGTTGTCACGGCTATCGCCATAGCATGGATAAATTCACCGTGAAATTGTTCGTGATTGTAGGTGTACTCTCTTCGCACCCAACATTTGAAGTGCGGAATGTTACTCTGCAAAAACGCCATGTTTTAAGTTCTATTCTTTGTCAGTTATGGTTGTGGGTTTGGATTTATTCCTGTTCCGGTGGATACTGCCACCTTTTCACCCGTAGCCATTTCAGCAGCTGCGAGTAATTTAGCTGTCTCGTTATCTGACGTATTCATTCGTTCTCTGGCTGCTAAGTCCTCAGCCTTTCTTCTGTTCTCGTTTTCTTGTTTGATAGCCTCTAAATCAAATTTAGCCTGACGATCTGCAATGTCATTCTCTATTTTAGCTGCTTCAAGTTGGTCTTCATTCATCATTTCGGTAGATTTTAACTGTATTTTCTCTTTTTCAAGCTCCATTTTGGCCTGTAGCTCTATTTGATCCTGTTGAATCTTAGCTCGATCTGTTTCTGCACGCTGTTGCAACGTCATTTGTGCAATTTCTAGCGATTTGTCTTGTGCCATTGGTGGTTGTGGGGCAAATTTCTGTGCTTCGGCAGTTATTTTGGTCAAATCTTGCCCAAACTCACCTAATTGTTGCTCTATAAACTGTTGAACTTGGTTAATTACCGTAACTTCTTCCCGTGCTTCGTCCTTAATTAAATTTTGAGACTGTGCCATTTGGACTGCCGTATGAGCTTCCACCAAATAATAGTTTAAAAGGTGATCTCTCAGATGAATTGCCATTGGATAAAGAAAAGTTGGCTGTATTGCAGGGTTCCCACCGAACAACGGAGACTTCAGGAAGGGCATATGCGTCAACATATGTGCCATATGGTCCTGTTCGGGCAGTACATACACGGGTCTACCCAACGCAGCAGCTACATTTTCACTGACTGGGTCGAGATTTTCAGTTCCGGGAGGGTCAACTAACACCTCTGAGTCTGGAACTTTCATAACTCTCAGGAACATTTCCTCAACTTTGCGTGCATCATACATTTGAGGCATCAAACGAGCACGTTCCATGATAGCTTGGATTTGTGCGAACCGTTGTGTTTCACTAAAAATAGCTGGATCACTAACCGGAACGACATCCATAGGACCATCAAAGTCAACTGGTTCTATTTCAAGGCCAGCTTCATTGCCTTGTAGGTCTTCGTCCACCATGTAAGCACTGTTGATTCGGTGTAGAATCTTAAAACAACGCTCCATAGACGAGTGTAAACGTGAATGTATCGAGCTAAACACCACCATACCCTGTTCAATAAGAGCCATTGTGGTGCCAACAGGCATATTTGGATTGGTATCACTTAGCTTTTCAAATGATGTTTGAACCACACTTTGGCCAGCATCAACTAAAAAACCTAGTAATTGAAACAGTGTAGGACTTGGTCCACCAAATGGCAGTGGCATCGCTATCTTTCGGATGTCATCAACCATCGCCCCACCTTCAATTTCAGCAATTTCGGTAGGTTGCAAGCTAATTGTTTGTCCACTCGGACCACCTTTTAGCTTTAACATTGTGGGAATGTTTTGAATATGAGCACTATCCATCAATGCCCTCAGTGCTCCGGTAGCTGCCCCACTTAAACCACCGATCATCTGAGTTAATCCGATAGGATAGGCTCCTCGCCACGGGACGAAAGGAAACTCAACAATCCAATCCAACTCGTTTTTCATTTGATCGTCTGCTTCCCAGTTACGATACAATGACAACGCCTTGTTGGTTGTTTTATCTACTGTCAGGATGTATGGCTCTAATCCATCGTCAAAATCCATAAACGTATAGATTTCGAAAATTGTTCTCAAACCATCTTCGTTGTAACTACTTTCTTGTTTACCTTCGATCTTATCGTTGGCAGTTGTTGCTTTGCTATACTCTGGTTCATTCGGATAACCCAGATCAACATCGATATACATACCAGACGTAACCCGTCTTTCGTATTCCATCTTGGTGATATACTGCACATGAGTCTTACGTTCTGCCGTATAAAAGTTCGTAGCAGCGAACGGTAAGTATACATCATCAATTGGGATAAACTCAGATTGTGGTTTACGATGCAAACTATCCCACATAAATTTCATATATTGCCCACCACCAAGGGGTAGTTGCGTGCTCAATTGTTCTAGTTCAGCACGGAACTCAGGCATTTGTTGTGTAGTTTGCCAGTTCATAAAATCAGTTTTGCGTCTGGCTTTGTCTAATTTGTCTGGCGTTTGCTCACCCTGAACTTTACTCTTTACTGGTCCGTTAGAGGGAAACGCTTCTTTCATAAACCGTGCGGAAAAGTCAACGCACGCTTGGATTAACATCGGATGTACGACACGATTCGCACCTTCGAATTGTGCTCCACCCGGAGCATCATCACCTAGGCCAGTGCGTTGTAATCCTAGCTCATACTGTTTGTCACGTTTTTCTCTAGACTCTTTGTCCTTGGAAATTTTGTCTACAAGATCAACGATAGCAGTATTAAGTTTACTCTGGTCTACTTCTTCAACAATGTTAGCAAAATGTGCAAGCCTTTGCTCTTGGCTCAACTCCATTTCATCAAGACGAATGAGAGCACCGCCATCATCTGTGTCTTCTACCTCAGCTAACTCGTTTGGAATAGCAACAGTTTCACCCTGTTGTTCTTCGTCCATCATAGTTTCGTCAGACATCATATGACTCCAGTATCTGATCAGACATCATGTCGATTTTTTTGGCGTTGTAAACCCCACCCTCAGCAAAATTTAATCTTCCCTGCAATCCAACGTTATAGTTGTTTGAGTCTTTATCGTAACTTCCACCAATTCCTATTCTGCCCATAGGGGTTTCATAACTCAATTCACCTTCTATTGGTCCACCACTCGGACGGTATGTTCCACGGGCTTGAATACTATCTAAACCTTCGTTAACTGGAATTGTTATTCCACCTGTAATTGGCCCCGGTTGGAAACTACCTTGAAATGGATTGTCCATCATCCTGCCAGCACCACCTTCAATACTCACTGATCCATCAATAACTACACCAAGGTCGGGAACTGTTTTGATTGCACCTATTTGGGCATAGGTATTAATGGTATCCTGACTAACTACTTTCATGGTTACTTCTTCGGTTTTTGGATCAAAGTAAGGTATTTTTATCATGTCTCTACCACCACTTATTTCCAATCCCCCAGTCGCTTGTGCTCCAAGAAATTTTCCAAACAAATCTTGAAAGAAAGTTGTTCTAGGTTGACCACCTTCGTTGTAACCACGCTTTTTTATTTCTTCAAGTGATGCTGAAATTGTGTCAACAACTTCTGGTGTAATTTCCTGTCCGGGTATTTGAGTTCGTATTGCTGTACCTTTATGGGCCTCTGTCTCAGGTTTTCCTTGAACCAATGTTCCTTCACGTTCTTTGTATAATCTTGGAAAAAATTGAGATTGTGGAATATCTCGTTCAAGACCACCTAGATTCGTGCCAGACATTTGGGTGTTATAAGTTGGGTGCGGAATTAATGGATCAGTGATGGCATCGGCATCAAGATCAATTTTTGCAATAGCACCGCCAAACATTCCGGGTGGTGTATATATTTGAGCTTCGTCTGTGGTAGCAACCCTTGCTTTACCAGAAGATGGAAATCCGGCTTTCTGTCCTTCTGCCTTTTCCATTATTCGCATGAACTTTTTACGAACTCTTGATGGTGCTTTTACTATGTAATCCCGAAGGTCCGGTGAATCTATTCCGGGCCAATCTTCTACTGGCCTGAAGTCTTTGTCCTTCGTAACTTGCGTTCTCATCAATTCATCAAATCTTGCCATATCTTTTTTCTTCATACCACCACGAGAAATTGTTACGGCAGTCATTTCTGCTAACAACTCTGGTGTGAAGCTATTAAAATCTAATGCTGGTGGACCCATTGTTCCAGTTACACCAACGACCTCTTTACCTGTCTTTTCTGCTTCTTCTCTTGCACGGGTAATTAATCGATTGATTATATTCTGACCAGATGCCCAAATAGCTGTATCCGGATCATTTGAAATACGTTTCGGACCACCCTTCACATCGATTGCATCGCCACGCATAAAGTCTCTACCACCATATGTGGTGACAGGTCTTTCAAGTTTTATATCATCAACTCTGCTTATTTCTTTTCCGAGACTTGAACGATCTCCATAAAGAGGAATAGCAACCTTACCTTCCAAATCTTCAATTTTTATTATTTTCTTTGGTGGTAATTGAACGACTGTTCTTTGTTCAACCTCAACTTGATCTGGTGGTTTATCCATCTTGGTTGCCTGATACCCAAGAGGATCAATCTCTTCTTTTCTAAGTTTGGAATAATCAACTTCTTCTTGACCAGATTTCAACTCTGGACCTCTACCACCGCGACCCTCTACACCTTTAACAATATCCTCGGCTCGGTTCTCAACAATATTTGGATCGTACTCTTTCATAACACTTCGTGTCATATCACGCCGTGGTCCAGCTGTAGCAGCGCGACCAAAACCAACAAGACTTACACCCATCATTGCAGCCATAGTTGTTGCCTTGGCAATCTCATCATCGCTCAATAATTTAATAATGGTTTGACCCATTTCCTGTAATTCTTGCGGAGCAGTCGGACGCAATGCTTCAACCAAATCAACATAGTTGACAACACCGTCATCATTTAAATCTGCAATGCTTGATGTCTCTTTGGTAACTGCTCGTTGGTAATCTCTTTCATCCATACCCAAGTCAAGCTCAACTGCTCCACCCTCGGCATAGGTCACATCTAACATAAAGTCTTCACGCATTTCCGGTGTGATGTCCATTCGCCAACTTCCGTTAGGTGATTGGTAAGGTTCAACCCCATACTTCTTACCTAGCTTCTTGGCTTCTTTCACCATCACAGTGTCATATAACGTTCTCGCACCCTCGGCTAAATTTTTTTCTTTAGATGCCGATGTTTCAGGCAAAACAACATCTCGAACGATAGGTTTATTAAAAGCAACTTGCGTTACTTCAGTTGATGGCGCTGCTTGGATTATTTTTTTTATTTCCTCACCATATCGCATACCTATGATCTCTAGAATTTGTTCGGGAGCAAAATCTCCCCCTAGATCATCTACAATTTCTCTGTTCCTGACAGGGTCTTGATACTTGAATAGACCATTTGATGGGTCATACTCAAAAGCCTCGATATGTCTGGTTGCATTCCTCACCGCTGCTGATTGATTACCACTGATCCACCCGATAGCATCTGAACTATTACCAACCCCCTCGTTGACTAGCCTTTGCATTGCTAACTTGGGCCATTCTTTAAGAAACGGAAAGTTCTTGGGAACACCCTCTGGTGTGTTAACATTATTTAATAATCTTCTTTGTGCATCTAATCGTTGCAGTTCGTATTTTATTTCCTCTATGGCATACGGATCATCTTGTTTTCTCCGTGCCGTTTCGTATACCGTTCCTCGTGTCGATTCGAATGGTACTTCCCTTGTTGGGGGATCGAGGTACAAAGCATTTTCTAGCTTTTCTTTGGTTTCCTCAATCTCCAAAGCTATCTTCTCTTGAAGCTCTGCTTTGTCTTTACGCGAAATTTTTTCGGGTAGCTCTTTGAAACCTCTTTCGATATTTTCAGTTCCAGTTGGCAAACCCGATAATTTCAATGATGACTTAGACGTATTGAAAGGATCTTCTTTCAACATTTGCTCAGTGATGTCTAGTTTGAGTCCTTCGATTCTGCTAGTTGGGTTTGATGAACTTAACGTTAGTGGAGTGAATTGATCGTACTCACCTTCCTTTGCCACTTTTATCGCAGTGTCATTTTGAAACTCTTCCGAAAAGGTAACGTATTTATAATTTCCGTCTGGTAGCTCATCGCGTATTTGGTCAACTCGCATATGAAAAACAGCATTGGGATGATCCACATAGTGAACGTTTTCAACATCTACAGCGTCCATTCCCGCTTTCTGCAATTCTCTTTGATACTGACGTTTCATCTCTGGTGTTAACGTTACAACAATTTCTTTATACTCATCCGAGTAAATACCATCATCCCCAAATACACCTTCTGGCCTACGCATCGTTTTGTAGTAAGGGGCTTCGTATGCTGGAAACTCCTTCTCTTGTAAAACCGTGGGGTAGCGTTCAGTCGTACCTGATCTTGTCACATAACTTCTACCCGGCTCGGTCCTATCCAATACCTTTTCTAGATACTCGGTGGTTACCGTGTCATCGGGTTTCTCACCAGCCATCTCCTGAAGTTTGGCTTGGTATCTTATGTTCTCAAGCTCTGGGTCAAGAAAGCGTTTCTCCGTTTGACTAACACCCTCAAGTTGTTTCTTTACTTGCGGTATAGTCATCGTCTTCTGTTTACTGCCACGAAGTGCATCACGAAGTCGGCCCTTGTAACTCGCAGCTTCTAACACAGAAGTGTCTGGTAAGTTCCCCGCAATGTCCTGTAAGAAACTTTTGATTGGTCTACCTATCGTGCTCGTAGCCAACTTCGCACCCGGAATGTAATCAGCAGCCATCAGGCCACTTAACCCTAACATCGCCGCGCCTTTAGCAATGTCACCCTGACTGATGTTACTTCCTGCTTGCTTCAAGGCTCCCCCGATTTCACTCGGATAGGACGGACGGAGTGCCTCATATCCATCATAGAAATCAATCCGACCATCCTCATTTAAATCAGCTAGAAGATTCGTTTCCTGTGTAACAGTTCGAGGGTCACGGTCCTGTGTCGTTCTAAATTGACCCAACGTTCCGGTCATCGCCTCAGTTAGTGGGTCATCTCCGGTGACACCCAACACGCGACCACCCTCATTCCACTTGACTTTGTTCGCCCAGTACGCCGCCGATGTCGGACCCTTTTTAATATTCTTAGCGTGCCTCGCCTTGAATGACTTCCGTCTGTTCTTCTGGGTTTGTGACTCACCAGACTTAGGTTTGCCCGCCGTGGTCACACCCTGTTGTCCAAACCGGATGAGCCTCTCACTCCCACCGTCATTGACTTTGACAACATGGGATTTGGTCTTGTGGTCAGGCGTGCGTCTTGGTTTGTTTAATTGCAAGCTATCTTTGAGGGATTTCTTGCTCATTCTACGTTACTTCCGTCTGGTCCGAAATCACCAAACCCAACAGGTGGTGTATAGGTATTCCCTTCAGGACCATAGCCAAAAGTGGCATCTATTGCTTGCGTTGCATCCATGTCGTTAACCATCATATTGTAAAGCGTTTTACCACCAAACAATGCTAACCCAGTGGGCGTTAATGGGGGCATATTTGAAAAAGCACCTATAACATTGCTCGGAGTGAGCGACTGAGCAAACGTTCCAGCGTTCACCCTACCACCCGTACCATCCATGTCGGCAGATGAACTACTGTTTAACAACAATTCCTGAATGTCTCTTACCTGTTTGTCAGCATAACTGTCACCCTCACCCGTGACACCCAGAATACCATACGCTCTCGCCAATTCACTTACACCACCAAGGTCTTCTAACATAGAAGGACCACCCATGTTGGTGCTCGGAGCAAATACATTACGCAAGAACCTAGACATATCCTGACCTGCCATGTCTTCGTTCATACCACCGCCTGCACCACTACCAAGCAAATTGGTTTTAAAGTTCTGGCCTATGTCACCATACACATTACTCAATGCAATCGGATTAGATATTTCTTCGTTGAAAATATAAGTGGGTCTAGACACATCCTGATTGTCACCAACATAATTTCTGTCCTCAACATTCATTAATATCTTGGCAATGTTCATCAAGTCAGAATTAACATTCGGTAACTCCATACCAAAGCCATATCGGTTATCCTCTATCCCAAAGTCTGGGGTAAATGGCGTGCCATAATAATGCTGTCTCGCAAAGTTGTCCTCGAACTCTGACGTTGGTTGGTTATTACCAAACCTATTCTGATAGTCTGTAGTTGCCTGTGCAAGTACATCAGGGTAAACAGTCAAGTATTGCCTCTCAGGACTTTGGACAGCAAAGTCTTCTACCTGTGCCTGAAAGTCTGCACCCGGTGCCACACCCTGTGATGCAACATACGCTGTAGCCTGATTCAATAATTCTGGGTTGGCCTGTAGTGTCTTCAATGCTCCGCTAAGTTGGGGAGGGTTAGCCCTCATGTTTGCTAAATTAGTTGCTTGTTGATCAGCATATTGCTGAAACAAATCCATGTTTACTTCACCCGTAATGGGGTCTAGTGCTATCGCTTCTTCATAGGTAATAGCCATACTAACTCCTACACCGCATAAGGATTGATGCGTGGCTTGTCGGGCTTGATAGGCTCGTCAATATCCATAGCCTGCGGTAGCTCAAACCAACGATCATTTTTGAGATATATCATAGCTTGAGTAAACGTGTCCACATAATCATCGTGCGCTGCAACCGGAAACTTCGTCAACTCGCTATAGAACTCATTGGCCCAACTCACCCTATGGCCCGGATTCTTTTTACTCTCCGGTATCCACACCATGCCCAGTTCCAAGATCGGTGCAGCCTGATGTGCTCGACTGACTTTGTCTGCGTTGTGTGGGTTGTACCCCACGGCCGGTACCTTCGCTAATCGCAAATCCTGTAGGAGTGATTGCCCACTCGCCTTGGCCTCGACCAATATCCGATCCGGTCTGCGTGCTCGACTGTATGGGCTGTCCTTACTCAATCCCCCATACTCGGTGTTCCAATCCTTAATCGCTCTGGCTCGTAGGTCTGGGTAGGTCAGGTGTTCGGACCAAGCGTCAATCAACATCACGCCTCTCTCGCCCTCGTGGGTGAACATTGCCCAGACAGTACAAGCTGTAGGGTCACCCGTTGTCTTTTCCGTGAAGGCACAATCGTAGCTTTGGAGAATATACTCGAACGGGGGTAGCCCCTGATCGTGAGGCCACAACTCAAAGTATTGCGTGCGGAGTATACCACCCTCGCTCGGTGTCGGGTCTTGTTGCAACTGGCCAGCCGTGCCATACGTTCCCAACAACTGCTTGAGTTCGGTGATCTCCTTCTTGCCGAATCGCTCAGGGCAGATTAGTTCGCCCTCTACTTCCCGTGGGTCATACACTCCGAGTACCGACTGCCTCTCCACACCATCCCACTCAGCTGGTATCATCAGATGTTCCCATCCCCCAATGTCATCCAAGATGTGGCCCGATATGTCTCGGTCATGTAGCCGTTGCATGATGGTGACCATTGCGTCATTGCGCGGATCGTTCAGTCGAGTGGACCACACCATGTCGAACCAGTCCAGTGCGCTCTCTCTGATTGTATCGGACTGTGCTTCCTGTGCCGAGTGGGGATCGTCAAGGATCAGCCTCGATCCACCTTCCCCCGTTGCAGTACCACCAACCGATGTGGCAAGTCGGTATCCGGTCTTGTCGTTCTCGAATCTTTGCTTGGCGTTCTGATCACCGGACAGCGAGAACAAGTGACCCCACTGTTCCTGATACCACGGGGATTGGATCAACCGTCTGGCTTTCAGGTTATCTCTTATGGACAAGTTGCCTGAGTAGGACGCACATAGAAACTTTTGCTCCGGTTGAGTCAGCCATTCCCACATGGGCCACATCACACTGACAATGGTACTCTTACTATGTCTCGGTGGGATATTGATCAGTAGCTTTCTGATCTCGCCATCGGTCACTGCCTGTAGGTGTTCGCATATCTCTTCGATGTGCCAACCTGCAATGAACTTTGTTCCGGGTTCCACAACGTGCCATGACTGTTTGACAAACTCATAGAGTGAAGCACTCGCCGCCCGTCTTTCTTTTTCCCTCTTGAGAAGATCGCGCAGTACAGCAGGACTCGTTGTATTTATATTCTCAGCTAGACTCATCACTCCCCACCTTGTCGAGCAGTTTCTGCATATCATCAAGTTCGGAGTCTGACAAGTTCCGGAGATCGACCGCCGCCAGTTGGATTGGACCACCACCCTTGCCCGTGTGCTCCGTTTGCAATTTCTCGCCATATACTCTAGGAAGCATTTTTGCCAACATCCATTTTCTCGTATCCACACGGAGTCGGTTACGTTGGATCGCCTCGGAGCTTAGACGTTCCCTCTTTCCGTCCTCTGCTGTTGTGTAGTTCTCGTCAGCTATCGCTACGATCTCATCAGCTAGAAGTTGGTAGGACATCTGCCTCGCGTGCGCGTACTGTTCGGCTAAATCAGAGCTGGCCCCCATCCATTCGAGGAAAGTTGAAGACGAAGGAAGATCGTCATCTCCATCAAGAATTGATCGAAGAGACTTTCCCTGAGCAATTTGATAGCATACGAAGCCTGTTATTTTTTCCCTATCATATTGTCTAGCATTAGGACGTTGTGAGTTCTTCTTATATGTTCGGATTTTATTTTCAGAAACCGAACGATCACTTGTTTTGATCAGTTTCAGGTCAGGTTTTTTTGATGATTTTTTTGTCTTATTTTTATCGTCATTTTTGTCTGACATTTTCAGGCTCCAAATAGCTGTTTGATCGTTCTGTTTTCCCTATAGTAAAAACGAACAGAACGAACGTATCTAATCATCGGCGTGAGAGGGCTATAAAATAGCCCCTCTCTCTGACGATTGATGACTTCAGATTTACCACTAGTTTTGATCGTTCGGAATTTGTTTTTTAAAAACCGAACATTTAGAACATTTAGAACATATAGCATTATTTATAGAACTTATGGTTGTTGATAGTCAGTACATAATCATAGGGCCATTTGGGGTCAATAGACGTTGCGTGGTAGTAGGTGCTACCTTCAGTTATGTCAACACTCAGGTTGTAGCTGTACCATGCATCCTCGGCTATCCTGACGGCTTTAGAGAATGATTTCTGGTTAGTTGGTATGTCGGACTGGCCATCGCAGTAAAATGAAAACTGGCATTTGTTTCTGAGTGGAGCGTTAATATTCCACTTTAAAGTTGGTCCTTGTGATACCACTTCGCAGATTGTATCGGGCCATCGTGGGTCATGTAATCTGTTTATGACTACGTTAGCGACCCCTAGCATTCCTGCATTACCTTCGCCTCTAGCTTCGTGGTACAGGGTCACTGCGAGGCAAGTCAGTTGCATTCCTACACTTAGCACTGCTGCTTCTAACATATTTAATCTCCATTCTCAGTTATATTTAACTTGCAGTTAACATTTGCATTTGTTATTCAGGAGATGCAATCTCCTCTGGTTGCGAACAAAACATTCCTTTTTGAGAGCCATCGTATTCCTAAAGTACGGTGGTTCTTTTTTACATATCCACATCAGTAATCTTTATGTTTGGTAGATCATCCAATTCTTTTTTGATTTCTGCCTTTCTGTTTTTAATTTCCTGTTGCCTAAGTTTTTCGCTCTCTGACATTCTTGATTTATGTGGTACTGAATCCACGATCTTGTCGAACTGGTCTTGGATTCTTCGCATAAACTCCTCATCTGGTTTTGACATCGTTGTCTCCTTAAAACGGTAAGTCTTCATCGTCTAATACATCGTTAGTAATCTTTTGCTCGTTAATAAACAGGCCATGTGTTTGTCTGCCAACCTGATCTGGCAAGGCGATGTTATTTATAATGCCATCCCCGATCAAGTGATCTATTGCCTCGGTCTTTCTGGCTTGGCTACCTGCGACACCACCTTTAGCTGTTGATAGTCTCTCGTAGTGGGATCGAGAATGACCCGGATCTTTTCTAATCAACCGGACCAATGCATCACATAGCTCCTGTAGTTTCTCGTTTGCCTTGGTTTGTTTCACTCTTTCTTTTGAGCTTTTGCGTTCACCATCTTTGAGAGGCCGAGCGTAAGCGTGGGTAAAGTAGAGTATGTCATCATAACCCAACACATCCTTATGGTGTTCTGAATTAGATACCAGTGTAAAGGTCAACTCGTTATAGTCGGTTGGGAACCGAACCTTGGTTGTTTGTAGGATACGATCCTCAGTAACCTCATCCTTGAACATGGTGTACACACCCTGAGCATCTCCGGTCCATGCACTAGCTCCCCGTGGCGATAGCATATCGGACTCACCGGAGCCTAAAGCCTTAGCTGTATGCGCTATGATTATAACAGCGCATTCTTGAAAATGTTCTTTCAACATTGCCATGACCTTACCCACTTCGCTGTTATCATTTTCAGACTCAATGTCGAACACTGAGTTTGCTGTATCGAACACAACCAATGGCAACGCATGATAGGTTCCACCGTCAGCCATCTCATTTGGATAGGTCCACTCTTTATATTCGTCTGCCACTTGTGCCACGATGTCAGCCTTGAGCCTACGAGCTGGAATAACCTTCACTGAATCAAAGTCTTCTTCTCGTGCTCCGGTGTTACCAAACGTAGCTACCGAGTAAATGATACGTTGGACCTGAACCACTGACTCGGTAATGATGATTACATTTCTCCGTATGGTTGGTATCAGTTCGTAGTCAACCGGATAGATATGGGCAACGCTCAGGGCAAGTGGTATAGCAAGTGTCGTTTTACCTACGCCCGGAGCACCTGCGAGAACGTTGATCCCGGTGCTCATAAAATCGTCCATAATATATTCGAACGATGTGACAGAGTGACTGCCTGATCCCTGATCGTTTTTGAGAGATAACGGATGGATTTCATCAACAGACTTAGGAGTGATACCAACTCTGGAAACCCACCCGTTATCAATCGCACTACGAAAGATGGACTTAAACGTTATTGAATGGGGTTCATCCAACACATCCCACTTCCGGCGCGAAACTGTAGCATCAAACTTTGGAGACTTCGAAGACCAATCCATCCAGACTGAGTATCCGTTTTCCCCATATGGTTTGAGTGCCATTCCCACTTGTACCCAAGTGTTATAGTCATCGCTAGAAATATAAGTTAAGGCATCACGCAAATCGTCAAACGTTTGAGCCGTGGCTACAGGCACCCCAGACTTCTCAACCACCTCGTACGCCTCTTTCTTGGCCCGTGTCCTATCGGTAATAAACTTTGGTAGCTCAGATGGCACCACGGGGTTTACCTTCGCTATGGGCGATTTATTATCGTGCCATCGATACGGACCTAGCTCACCAAGACTTGGAGCAACTACGATGTAACCGTTGTGCTTCATGTCTAGACCAGAGCCTATGCTACTTGGATAGGATGTGTTTTCCTCAGCCCTAAACAGTCTATGTTCACCACCTGACTGAGTGACTGCAACGCAATCAGAATACAAGACCCCATGTTGGCTTTCTATTTTTGCAAGGGTTTCATCTCCACCATTGCGTGGGTCTATATCGAGGGCAACCAACCCTGACTGAGCTAGGCTGATACCTATGCCAGCATCAGGATCAGTGGCCCACCAATCACGAGCAATATCAGGGTTGCTGGTTGCATCTAAGTGACCTCTTGGTGCTAGGTTCGCCTGTGGGTGCTTTCCGGGTTTGTGTCCCGGTGCATCATTTGGCAACCCACAACGGCACGAGCCATCGTCATTAACACCCCAGACAGGCAACACATACCAACCTAGTTCGATGTATTGCAGAGCATAGTCTAACGTGGTGGGTGCTTTTTCAACGACCTCAAAAATATGTTTCTTCGGCGGTCTACTCATCCCAAATCTCCTCTATCACGTTCCACCATTTATTATTTCTGGGGTTACGTTTAATTCTAACAAACGATGGCATCTTAACATCCTTGATTTGAAAAGAAGCCGACCTTACGTCTGGGTGCATCATATGAGCATTTTTTTGCAACGGTAAACGAACAATCATTTTTCGTCTACGAAAAAACTCTTGTGCTTTGTTGAGGTTGCTTCTGCTATCCATGCCAATAAATTGTGTGGCATCAATACGAGCACCATTGTCAGTAGTACAAATATATTTGACAGTGATGTACATATTGTTTCCCCTGACCCAACCGCGACAGTCATGGACTTTAGCCGTAATGATCGAGCTATCTGTCGCACCTTTCCCAGTTAATGGGTCAATGATCTTCACAGTTTTCACACCGGGGAATACTCGCCGTTCCTGTTTGACCCGTGGCTTCACCGGAGTCTCAGCCTGAACATCCTTATCTGATGTGACGTTCTTGTAAGTGTCCATCATCTGCACACCACCCAGACGTTGGAAGTTGCCAACGTAATCGAGCACCAGACAATCAGTCTTATCCGGAGCCAATCGCGTCCCACGGCCCATGATCTGAACCCATAAACTGCTTGAAAGTGTCGGACGCAGGCACACAATAGTATCCAAATGTGGCAAGTCAAACCCAGTCGTAAGCATATCCACCGATACTAAAGCGTTGCACCTACCTGACCTGACAGTCTCAAAGATTTGTTCACGTTGATCTTTTTTGTGATGACCATAAACCTGACAGGTTTTCCGGTTGGTAAGTTCCCATAGGAATGATGCAAACCGTGTGGCTATTTTGACTGACGTACAATAGACAGCAATAAACTTCCGGTCACTAAAATGGTTGAGGGATATGGCTACGGCCTTTAACCAATTGTCATACTCGTCCTTATGCATGAGGCGGTCCAGTTCTGATTTACTGAAATCACCTTTGCCTGTTATGGGTACTTCATCGAGGTTCAGTTGTAGCTCCTCATGTACCCCAACCAACGGAGCGAGGTAACCTTGCTCAACCCCTGCCTTTACATCATACCTGAAACAATCTCGATCAAACCACCCACTGCTAGTGCTATCGTGTATGTTGCCATCATCGCTAGTTCGAACATCGTCTTTCTCCTCAATAAATATTGGTCCATCATCCATTCTCCACGGGGTAGCCGTAAAGGCCACACGTTGGGCATTGGGATAACATTTGAAAATACGTTCATACTGTGACTTACCGGATGCCGTCATCGGAACACGATGAGCCTCATCGATAATGATAACGTCCGGCTCTGGTATCGAAAAGTTATGTAGTGTGTTTCGATAAACGTGGCTCTGGACAGTTTGGATAGTGCCAAACATCACGGGGTCCGTGAAATCCCATTGCCTCGGTGGTCTGACACTTGCACATACAATTCCACACCGAGAGGCATAGCCAAAATGCTTTTCCCATGTGGCATGGTTTTGCTGAGTCAGAGTTACATTGTGAGTTAAAATCCAAACTCTTTTTTTGTAAGTCGATATAAGTTTGGAAGCTAAATCACAAATGACAACTGACTTTCCAGTGCCAGTTGCCATCGTGATACATGGGTTGAACCCTTGCTTGAGGTCTTCGATACAGGCTCGTGTCGCTTCAAGCTGATAGTCGCGGAGCCTCACTCGGTTGACCCATCTCGGAGCGAGGGTATCGGTTTCTCAACTACAGGGTTCTTGAACTCTTCCCGAAGTTTTCGGGCAAGCTCTAACACTTGCCCTCTACTCTGTGAGGGTACTACGACCTCTACCCTGATAAGACCACTTGTCTTGGTCTTGGCCCTGTAACTAGAATTGTAACCAGATTGCTTTTCCATTTAAAAATCTCTCTTCGATAGTTGAAACCAATTAGTTTTACCGTAGTCTTCACCCAGTCGTTCTTCCAACGCATCGTGAAAATTGTTAGAGGACTCGATCCTGTTTAACACATAATATTGACTGAGTTCTTCAACGAGTCCGTAATCACTTTTGATCATCTTTCTTAAACCTTCAGAGATTAAATAATCCATAATCTCGTGCCTCGGTATTTTGTAGGCCGAACAGAAGTCATGGATAATGGGTAGAAGGTTGGGGCTGATGTGATTGAACACATCAGCCTGAACGGTTACTGCCGAGGTAACTTTTGCAGTTTTACTCATTATGCAGCTCCCTTCAGTGCTAGAGTGGTTGAAGCTGCGTAAGACTTGATAGACACCGTGGTGATTTCTTTCTCGGTGGTGTGAGCTTGAAGAAACTGCCGTGACACTTTTGCCTTGAGGGCTGCAACATCCACATTTTTACGAGTGTGTGTGCGAACCTGAACCGTGCAACCGTGACCAGCTACATCAAAGTTCTTACCCCCTTGTACCGTATAACCTTTGAGTTGAGCGTGGATCTCTTTCTTGCGTGCAGTAAGAGATGCAATTTTAGCTTCGATAGCTACGAGGTCTTGAACAGTTTGGTAGTGGTTGATGAAAGTTTTCATGTCGTTATCTCCGTTTTAAGTTCTAAGTTATACAAGTGTTATACCATCTACTCCGGAAAGGGTCAACACTAAAAAAGGGGCCGAAGCCCCTTGTGTTAAAAATTGTAGTCATAATGTTTTCTGGGTATATCCGAAAGACAATGTTTACCCCGTGGTCCTTTCCAAACACCGTTTTTATGTCTGCGAATTTTGAAGACTTTATTTTTTGGATTAGAAGAAATTTCCCACTTTTGTCCTCGTTCATTATTGGTTGCGATAAAAGAAAACCCACCCTTTACCCAACCGAGGTCTTCCGGTGTATGAAGCTGTTCTGCATCCATGTATCGTATTTCTAAACACTTGTCGCTGACCACCCTCACAATTTCACAAGGCTCTATGTCTGACCAACCGTGGAAGTTAGCAAACCCACATTCTTGACCTTTAAAATCTGGGTGGGTTTCGTTGGGATCTACAAATTTAATCATTTCAAGTTCTCCGTTCTAATATTCTTTTTTGTGGCCTAGTTCCTCATTGGAACGATAGCCCTCGTAATATTCATTCACCTCGAAGTTGGTCATATCAACTCGGAGCACTGTGGTACACTTCCCGTCTACCCACACATTGTAGTGTGGGTTGAACGGTCTGTCGTAGTAGCTATCGGCACTGCCTCTGTCGAAGGGTGAACCGTAGCCTCTTGGATGGTTCCAAGTTCTGAGGGTATCGTCACTCATACCGAGCACTCCTAGTCAATTGATTGAACCGGGTAGTCGGTAGCTTGGCCCTGTTGCCCATCGAGTCACAGACATACGTCCACTTTCGACTGACCTTGGCCCAGACTGTTCGGTAGCCCGAACCAACACGGGGAATTTCATCTTGAAGTTGAAGGGTCATCTTGACCGCATCTTTTAAAGCCTTTGGGGGCTTTTTGCTGAAAGGGTGTTTTGGCATTTTGAATTTCATATTCGTTCTCCGTTCTAAGTTATCTCTCTTTATACCACTACTCCGGAGTAGAGTCAAATGTATAATCACCGATGTTAACAACTTTTAATTTCGCTACCTGTTTATTTGACCCCAGACTTCGGACTGTTCGGATCACACCGTCTATGGTGTAGTCACCGTTAATAAAATTTTTGACGGTCTGTATCAGGTTACCTTTATCTCCGATATTCAATTCTTGGACCGGGGAGTCGAGGGGCATCCCCAACTCCAATGCCTCAGCCCGTGCCTCGGCAATTGTGTCAAACCACTGGGTGTCATTCTTCATGTCAAACCCACTCCGCATTTTGTTTTCGATCACTCTATACATTCTCATGTCTCTATCCAATTTATATGTTTGTTACCGCCAGAATTAGGATTGAGTTTTTCCAACCGTTCAGGCAATGGTATTCTCCCAAACGGTCTGCGAACTATTTTGTCCAAACCTTCGCCCAATTCTATCATCTCTTCGGTGATGTCATGTATCGTGCAACCACCCAACAGGTTGTGCTTGTCTAGCAATAGTAGTTGAGCCTCGTAACTGATCGCGTCCCAACGATCAGCTTTACTTTGCCAAGGTTCTTCTTGCCAAGGTTTTTCTGTATAAGTCATGCTGCAATCCTCACCATATTTTTGTTGACTATCTCTCTACGGAGAATGCGATAGATCTTCTGCCAACCCTTCCCGTGAGGTTTGGTGTCACCTTCGCGCAACCACCGTGTGTAGATGAAGTAATTGTAATGTATGAGATGTGCTACCTCATGGGCAACGATAAGCATCAGAGCGTCCTCTGGGGTTGCAAACGTACCTTCCCCAATAATCGGATCGTTTTTAATTCGGGCGTACTCATGTTGAAAAGTTCTACCCTTGCGATATTGACTTACATCAATACACATATAATTTTTACCGCCAGATGAACTTTGGCCTCGACACTTAACTTTAAGGTATAATTTATCCCAGACTTTTGCGACAGTCAGTTTCTCAGATCTTGGCCCCGTAATCTCCCATTTGGATTTGACAATCTCCTTGAGACACTGCTTGGTAAGACGCTTCACTAAGTCGCGCTCTGCGATAGTGACGTTTTTGGACTTTCTGATGATTCCCATGCGGGCCTCCGTTACAGTTATAAGTTATCGTTATTCTTATAGTATTACATTTTCCGGAGTAGATGTCAAGGCCTGGGATAACCCATTGATTTTAAACACTTTTTTTGGGCCCAAAAATAGGTGTTGACAAAAAAGTGAAAGTGTTTCTATTTTTACAGAGGGTTTTATCCCAATAACTGAGAACTAAAAATGAATAATATGTATGCAACGATTTTCATATCTATAATGTTGGTGTTGGTTTACCTGACCATCAACTCATATTTTTTTCAACAGGATCAGGACTTCCTCAATTGGGAGTTCAAACAGTATTGTTATATGGTCAATCAAGGTGCATGGCCTGACTACAAAGACCTTGCCTCGGAGTGTAACCGATGAGCACTTGGATCTTTGATGTTGAGGTGTACCCAAACTGCACATTATTTTGTAGCCAGTGTGTTGAGACAGATGAACGTCAATCGTTTTGGCATAGCGAATCAGGGTCAGCGACTAGACTCAGGATGTTTGTTGCAGATAAGCGAAAAACGTTTGT